AGAGTAATTTATTCGGAAGATTTTGTTACACTCTCTTTTAAGTTCGATACAACATTAGATGATAACGATCATGCAATACCTAACGGATGTTATTACATTTATGCTTATGACCGTTGCGATATTCAGTTTGAAGAAATTATTGTAGATGGCGGATTTTCTGCGCCAATGGGAGTTTATTGGATGCAGACATCAGGCTCAAATGTTACCGTAGTAGGCAATGAGTTAGTAGTAACAATAGGGATAGTGGGAACTCATACCGCTACAATAGCAAACCTTTATTTAGGAACTGACGGAACATTTAACTTTCAGAACAATCCTGCAATATTATCCGGTCCTCATAACTACCGCGTTAGTTTTGACATTACAGTAAATGATGATCCTGCAAATATTACGGTCAATGTTTTAGGTGGTTACCAAAGACCGTTTCCCGTACCGTTTCCGCAAGGCTCTACACCTGTGGGAAGTTATACGGTAGATATTTCTTTCAACCCCGACTTTACCTCTCCGCAAAGAGCATGGTTTAGTGTTGTTGCTCAATTCTTAAATACAATCGGCTCTGTTAATATTGATAATGTTTCTGTTCGTAGAATTGAACCTTTTGATGTAACTTATTTATCTCAATGTATTGAATACATCGCAGAAAGTCAGGCAGAATGCACAAAGATGATTCAGGCGTATTGCTTTGAAGATAATTTAGGTTTCCGTTTCTATGATGTGGATTTAACCGCTTATGTATTTAAACTTTCGCAACGTATTTACATTCGCGCAATCAATCCGCAGGGCAAAGAGGAAAATGATGATTACCTTTATTCCGAAGGCACGAAATCAAGAAACTTTTCACAGGTAGAAAAGGTTTATCAGATAATTACCGAACACATTTCCGAAGGTTGTATAGATGCTTTACGGACGCAGCGAAATTGTGAACATTTTGAAATTGGCGAACCGACAGGAACATTTACAGAATGGCTTGCAATATCAGGAGATTTGATACCGAAGTGGAATGCAGCAGGGGAATCAAAACTTGCATCCTGTTCATTCAATGTTCAGTTAAAAGATACAGATGTTAAATTCTTTAGGAATACATAAATGAAAGGAACCACTTATTTTATTTGGAAAGATTTAACAGAGGTAAGTAATTATAAAAGCCTTACTGATTTACCTGATAAATATGAAGACGTTAATCTTTTTTATGAAAGGGCGGATGCTATTTTTTGGATGGAAACATTACATAAAGAAGATTGGATATTTACAGAGGGGAGATCATTCGTCCTTCTTGAATTATTCACGACAATGATTTAAAAATGATAAATTCTAAGAAACGTAAACTTCAAAAACATTCGCTTTACTTCTTAGCGCATGTGGCGAATAATGACTTCATTACTCAGGCGACACTTGTGAGAGTTAATATTGCCTATGTTAAGAAAATGGAAATTTATATATTTCTGAATTAAATAAAAATTATACATTTGTAACATTAATTAAAATTATATTTTTTACAGTACTCCTTTTCATTGTTGCTTTTGTCAGTTAGCATACCCAAAACTGAAATTGTTGCCGGAAATTTTGCAGGCATTTTAAAAAGCAAATACTAAGTTTTTAATATTAATAATTTTAATTAAATGGCATATAACACAACGGATTATAACTGCGCGGATGATGGCTGCGTAAGTTTACCGGATTATAATGAAACCATCGAGGCGTGTTCCGCGAGTGGCAGGTTAGGCGGGGCAAGCACTCTTTATTTACTAAACTGCGGATGCGGCATCCAGAATCCTGGCGATACAGCTGAATGGGATGATCTTGTTGCTTCGGGTTGTGCTGTCCGTCTTTCTAATATCAAATTAGGAATGGGCGCACCTACACCGATTGAATCTGATCCGACAACTTCTTGCGGTACAAAAAAGATTATCAATTACACACGTACCGCAGACATTGAGGATTACAAAGTTACTCCTGAAAACTCTTATTTCTACTCACAGGCTAAAAGGCGCGATTTTGAAGGGGCTGCATTCATTGAATGTACCACATCAGGATTAACGCAGCTTGTTACTTTCATTGATGCCGACATTTCGCTTTCAGCTTACCGCGATTTTCCGAACACCAATGAAAATTTGCAGAAATATGTTGTTCAGATTTCATGGAAAGACATTGATGATCCGATTCAATACAATTTCAGCTAAATGAGTAAAACCAACGGAATCTTTATGATTGCCTTTGGCGATCCTTGCTATGCTCGTGCGGCATACAACTTGGCAATTTCCCTCAAACACTTCGACAGGAACATCCAAATTTGTGTGCTGCATGATGGCAAGGTATTTCAGCGTGGTTATTATGATATGAGTTTCTTTGATAAAGAGGTTTTATTAGATGAAACCGATTTAAGCAACCCTGCAAAAGTTAAAGTTTCAATTTATAATTATTTACCATATGATTACAATTTGGTTTTAGATGTGGATGCGCTTGCATTTCAAAACATTCAACCATTGATAGATAGATGTATCGCATCAGGGAAACATTATTTAACATACCTATACAATACTTATTATTCAACAGATCCTGATGATATGGGTTATTTGCTTTGGGCTTACCGTTCAAAAGCATGGGAGCATTTTGATTTAAAATCAGATTCTTTTTTACCGGCTCCGCAATCTTCCATTCAGTTTATTGAAAAATGTGAAGCATCAGAAAGCCTTTATAAATTAATTTTAAAAAACATTTCTAACCCGATACCATTACATGAACTCCGCTACCAATGGGGAGGCAATCAACCCGATGAACTTTATTTAGCCGGTTCACTTGCTCAACTTAAGATTAAAGATACTCACATAGGAAATGATGCGTTATTTTTAGCGAATAAAACAGATATGGTAAGGGGGGATAGGGTAATTGCAGAACAGCATTTTATTTTATGTGTATTTGGAGGAGCAAGATTTACAAAGCCTGCATATAGGGATTTATACGACAGGTTGATTATTAAAAAATACACCAGACCATTAGGCATGAATCGATGTTATAAGTTTGATGATATTACATCAGGCAAACATGCAGATGCTAAAAACCCGATGCTCGTTTCAACTTTTAATGATAACAGCAATGCTAAAAGAGGGAAACTTAGCCCGACAACATTCCCGCAATTCTACCCGATTAAAAATACAGTTAAAATTGATTCTACTCAATTAATTCAGCAGTACGAAAACCCGAACCGCAGGACTTTAAATGTTTCTAACTGGCTTAATGGTTCAGCAATCGAATATAAAGGCAAAAAATATTTCTGTTACCGCATGGAATCAAAGCCGTTTTGTGTAACGACTAAATTAGGTTTGTGTTTATTGGATGATAATTTACAACCCATCAGATCAACAAATGTACTTTTAAATTTACATTCTGATTTACGGAAATATGCAAAAGGTTTTCATGTGGAAGACCCGCGTTTATTTATCTTTAATGATGAACTTTATTTATCATACTGCGATGGTTACCAAATGGGACAGGCTAAAATAAACTCCGAAACATTACAGGCAACAGAAAGTTTTTATATCTATAAGCCTAATAAAGACCGAACTGAAAAGAATTGGACTTTCTTTGAATATGAAAATGAACTTTACTCTGTTTATCAAATCTTCCCGCATACGATTTTAAAGATGAACGGGCAGGAATGGAAAACAGCACATGAAACAAGATTTCCGCATGAGTGGAAATGGGGAATATTAAGAGGCGGAACTTCGCCCGTTTTAGTTGGTGAACATTATCTATCTTTCTTTCATTCATCGCTCGACATGCCGACAAAAGAACGGCAATATTTTATCGGAGCTTATATGTTTGAAAACAAACCTCCTTTTAACGTAACGCATATTTCTAAACAACCGATAATCGCAGGGGAGAAAATTAATATTAATATCCCGCGATTAGATTCCCGAATTTATGTTGTGTTTCCTGGAGGGCAAATCAGAACCCAAAACACTTGGGAAGTTTTCTTCGGAAACAATGATTTCGAGATTCGAAGATTAACCGTTACCGATGAAATGTTGCTGCAGAATTTAGTCGAATGTAATAGCGAAAAACCTGTAGAAGCATGACACCCAAAGAATTAACTGCTGCAGAAAAACTTGCTACCCTGAATCTTTCAGAAAATACTTTATTTGGAACCGGCTATGATTTTTTTAATCAGATAATTGACCGCTATAAAAATACAGTTGCTTTAGATATTGGTGCAAACTTAGGCGGGTATACTGAAATGTTTTTGGAAAAAGGATTTAAAGAAATTCATTGCTTCGAACCGGTTCCTGATGTTTTCAATTCGCTTTATGAAAAGTTTAAAAATGATAGCAGAGTTTTATTAAACAATATCGCTTTATCCGATAAAGATTATATTAAAGAAAACCAAACCGTTTTCTCCTCATGGACTTTAAAAGACAATGACGGAACTGATGATATTAACATTGCTGTAGATTATAAGGGCAAAGAAGGCTTTAAAGTTGAATTTGCGACACTCGACAATTACTTTTCTTTTGTTAAAGAAGTAGGGGCAAAAAAACTCAATACCATTGACTTCATAAAATTAGATGCTGATGGTTACGAACTTCGGATTTTAAAAGGTTCAAAAGAAACGATTAAAAAATACAAACCTGTCATCATGTGCGAGTTTTCAAATCAGATTGAATTGATAGGGGATAAAATTTGGGATTTCGTAGAATACATTTTTGAAATGGATTACCAGGTTATTTCATTTGATGGTAAAAAAAGATTTTTTTATCCTGAAGATGTTTTGCTTTACTACCCTTATCACAGTTCGTTTGATGTTTGGTTAGCTCATAAAGATTGGAAAAAATGAGAAAAACATTATTGGATTTATTAAATACGAATGAAGTATATTTTACATTAAATATTTATGATAGTGGAAATAATGTTGTAAAATACAGATTAGATGGATTCAAAAAAATACAATTAGGAAAGTCAGATAATTACCCTGAACAACTTGAAAGCGTAGAAATGTTAGTAGACAGAAACAATTTAACATCAGAATCAGAAGAAGCTAACATTAAAATGTTAATCGAGGTCATTATTGATAAAATTAACAAAAGATGATTGCAGAGAAAATAAACTTAGCCCCGATTATAAATCAGATGGAAGGATGGTGTACCGCAGAAAAGGCGGAGCGCATCTACCAATTAATTATTGACACCAATTCTCAATTTACAGTTGAACTCGGAACATGGGGAGGTCGTTCACTTATTCCGATGGCATTGGCTCACAAAGAAAAAAATTCGGGTTTCGCTTTAGGAATTGACGCATGGAAAGTAGATGCCTGTTTATCTCCCGAAAATTCAGAGGCAAATGATGAATGGTATAAATCAGTTGATTTCAAATACATCTATGATTGCTGCCAGAAAGAAATATTTAAAAACAGGGTTCAGGATTTCTGCGACACCTTCCGCTCACGAACCGATTACGCTTCATTTATTTTTGCAAATAATACTATTGATGTTTTACATGAAGATTCATCACACAATGAAAGCACCATAATAGCAGAGTTAAATCATTGGATTCCAAAAGTTAAAATCGGGGGGTATTGGATAGCTGATGACACTCATTGGAAAGAGGTAAAAACAGCCTACTCAAAATTACCCGATTATGGTTTGGAGTTAGTTGAAGATTATGAAACTTGGCAGATACACAGGAAAGTAAGATGATATTATCAGGTTACGACATAAAACCAATTTTGCTTTATCTTCCTGAGGTCGGGGAGAAGTATAGTTATATTAAAAACCATCTTTCTGAAATCGGTATTTATCATGTAATGGAAGTTGCAGGTATAGGTGCTGAAAAGTTCGGAATAACATCATGCAGGGCTTACAAGAGAGATTCGCCTGATTCAGACTACTTGCAACCTCAAAGAAATACAGGATGCACCATATCGCATTATTTGCTTTATACGGTCATGGCATCACATCCCGAAATTGAGTACTGGATGATTATTGAAGATGATTGTATGTTTCGTGATAATTGGAAGCATAATTTAGAGGTAGCTTTAGATTATGTTCCCAAAGATTTCGATTTTCTTTCATTGGGCAATTGCTGTACTGAAGGCAGGGAAACAACGCATGTAAATGAAAATGTTTATGAGGTTAAATATCCGCTTTGCACTCATGCTTTAATCGTTGCCAAAAAAGCGATTCCTGTTTTACTTGAAAATTGCAGGGATGCTTCACAACCGATTGATGTTTTACTGTTTTACGAAGTTTATCCGAAATGTAAAGTTTATACAGTTTTACCAAGATTAGTAAACCAAAAAGATACAGAATTGACGATATGAATAGCATGTTAGTTCCTTCACTCGCTCTTGATTTGAACCTTTTAAACAGGTTAGCAAACTCTATTGACTACCCGATAGAATATAAAGTTATTATTAACAATGGTAAAAAGGGGGCTTTGGATGAATGGAATGATAAAAATCCCGAATGGCGGATAATTGATTCACCTTACAATCTCGGTTGTGCGGGTGCATGGAATCTTGCACCTGAAATATTTATTGATGATGCCTGGTTGATTTGTAATGAGGACCAGGATTTACAACCTGGAGTTTTAGAAACCATCTGTAAAGAATCAGATTTGCACCATAAAGATGCCGATATTATTTACGTTGATAAAAATAATGCCTTTGATATTTTTGTCTGGACACGAAACGGAGTAAAGAACTTCGGAACATTTGATGAAAACTTTTATCCTATTTATTACGAAGATTGGGAAATGAGAATGAGGTTTTGGGTTGGAGGCGGCAAACCTTATAACATTACAAAGCCTGTTAAAATAAAACATGGCAAACCGTACCCGCACAATCTTAATTATGTGGCAATGATTGAGCAGACGGAAATTTATAACCGCGATTATTATACCCGTAAATGGGGGATAATTGATGATAAAAACACAACCTTTAAACACCCTTTTAATAATCCATCTATCAAGGTTAAAGACTGGATTTTAGAATCTGACAGGCGCGACACCCTGTTTAAATTATGGAATAACTATTTTAATCAACCTGATGTTTCGATAAAATAAAAATATGAAAACAGTAGCGGCACATTTGAATAATATTAAATTAGACATAGCAATTGATGATTATGTTTTAATTTCTGGAAACGATTACCAATTCAATAAAGAGGTAAAAGAATTTATAGGAAAAGGATATATTCCCTATGGTGAATTAAAAATAACTTTAGAGCCTGTTTATGAATTTTCAGGAGTAATATCCGACCATAAAAAAATATTTACAAGGGAATTTATTTTGTTAGATCGTTCATGATTTCAATAGTCTACATAACGTGCCGCAGAAACAACCCCTTCCAATGGTTTTGGGATGGGTTGAAAAATCAAAGGAAATTGTTTCCTGATTTTCCTATGCAGTTAATTGTCGTTGATTATTGGGCAGAAGAAAGAAGTATTGATTTAAGCAATGATTTAAACATTGTTACTTCACATATCACACCGCTTCCATCAGTTTGGCAGGGTAAACATCAGGTTACAAAAGAACCTTACTACGCTGCTGCAAATGCAAGAAATACTGGCTTTGTTTATGCGATACATCCGTACATTGCTTTTTGCGATGATGTCTCTGTATTGGGTGCCAGATGGTTGGAGGCGGCAATCGAAGCGGCTAATAATAATTACATTGCTTTAGGTGCTTATAAAAAAGTCAATAAACCGATTGTTGAAGATGGTAAAATGATTTCGTTTGAACTTGAAAGTAATGATTCACGTTGGGCTGCAGCTCCTGATAATCAAAAAGCAAAAGTTACAGGAAATCAATTATATGGTTGCTCATTCTGCATTCCATTAGAAGCGGGTTTGGTTGTTAATGGCTTTGATTGTTTAACTGATGGCATTGGTTACGAAGATCAATCATTCGGGATCAGGGTTGGCAGGCATGGATATTCTTTTTACTATGATAAAAGAATGCTGACTTATGAAAGTAACGATCATTTGAACGATACCAAAATGATCCGTAATGATGTGATGATGGGTAAAGAAAGATATTCGCAAGTGTTAAAAATGTTCGGGATGCAACGGAGTATTTACAGCGCAGTAGCGAATAAAGACGCTTCTCATATCATGGTAGAAATTGCGACACAAAAGAACTCACAACCGCAATGGAATTATTTTAATCTCCGGCAATTAAGAAATAAAAGGGAAAGAGGCGAAGAAATTACTTTGGCAGATATGAAATATCCCGAAAGATGGTGGTGCAATAATTCGTTAATAAGTGAAATGTAATAAAAACAATAAAATGAAAAACATTGAAAGAGGTTGCAGCGGATGCAGCAAACCAAAGATCATTAAACCGAAACGGTAAATAATAATTACTTTAATGACAGAACAAGAAATTAAAGACCTTGTTAATTCTGTAGTTGCAAAACGGAATAACAAAAAGGTACAGTATAACTTTTTGAATAAAGTACAGCAGGCGGAATATACACCGCCCGAATATCCTGAATACTATCCTGGTTATGGAATGTCAATTGAACTTTCAAATGCAAATAAAGTTCATATTGAAAAGGGTTATTTCCCTGCGCGATTGTTTGCATATAAATCCCCGCATGAAACGGCGGAGGAGTTACTATACATTAAAAACAATTACAAGCAAACGACTTTAGTAATCGGCTTGGATTATATTAACACCGTAACCCGCGCTTTTAATGATGGTAACTTTCAGATAATAATTTCACCCGAAAAGGATGAATTTGTCAAGGCTGATTTAACTTTAAAAAAGTATATTGAAACAGGGATTGATACATTCGGCTCATTGCTGAATTACATGAAAATGTTTTTTATCACAATCAAAGCCGTTGATGCAAACGGAGTAATTGCGATAAAGAATTATTTCAATTACGACATTGATGAGAATGGAGATAAAACCATTTCATCTACTGAATTAAATCAACCACAACCGCTTTATTATGAGACGTGCAGGGTGGTTGCTTTTGAAGAAGAACAGTACTGCCTGATTGATTTAACCGAAGATTATTATTCGGACAAAAACGAAAAGAAGCCGAAGAAAAAAGACACGCAACAAAGGTATTACTACGAACTCTACGACAGGAACGCGGTTTATAATATTACTTACAATGTTTCAACCGAAATAATTGATATTGAAATTTACGACCAACATAATTGGGATCAGTTGCCGGTACAAAAAATAAAAGGGATACCAAGACAATACGATGGTGAAATTATCTGGCAATCTCAATTCACATTTGCAACCGATATTTTAGATTTGGTTTTGCTTGACGAATCAACTATTAATTTGTCAAAGAAAAAATGTGCATACCCGACAAGGGTTTATACAGGCAGACCTTGCGACTTTCAGTTTACGGATGTAGAAGGGAATGTTTGTAAATGTAATGAAGGGCAAATTTATAACACAGCAACTCAGTCTTTAATCGGATGTTCAAAATGCGGAGGTACAGGATTGCTTGATAGGTTTTCTCCATTGCACGACTTTGTTTTAAACCCTGATTCTAAGTTTGCAGATAATTCGAAACAAGGTTTTAGTTATGTTGCACCCGATCCGGCGATTCTGAAATATTTACGTGATGAAATTTCTATAAACGAGGAAAAGGCAAAAAAGATTCTGCACCTACAAACCTCAAACTCTATAATCAAAGGCGCGGAAAACCTGACAGCAACAGGCATGACATTGGATGAAAAAGCAATGACTTCTTTTATCAAACCTATTTCAGATCAGATTTTTGATATGATGCAGTTCATCATTGAAGCGATTGCATGGCTCCGGTATAATGTGAGCGAAAATGTAGTTACAATAATTCGCCCGAAAACATTTGACGCGAAAAGCGAATACGATTACATTAACGAAATTTCACAGGCAATTAAAGACGGATTACCTACTGTTATGGTACAGGAAATAATTGTTCGTTATTTAAAATCCCATTACTACACCGATAACAATATCGCAAAAGCATTTGAATTATTTGTTAAAACTGATTTGTTATTAGGAATGACAAATGATAATATTGTTATGGATTTGAACAAAGGAATTATTGCGCCGTTTCAGAAAGTGATTCATGATTCTGGAATTACACTCATTACAAAACTCGCTGAAGAGTACCCGAAGAAAACGGATTCATTGGGAGTTGTTACCGATTTCTTTTCACAGGAATTTACCGTACAGCAAAAGGCTTTGATTGATGCGGCTAAATTAGTTGTGGCTGAAAACAAACCCGCCTCACCCGTTACTGATGTCATGGCAGCGATATTAAATAATAATGCTATTATTGCACAATAAAAACGAGAATGGGGCATTGCTGCCCCGACTCTCTATTGGTACATAATGGCAGCCGAGATCACTCACTTACCAAAATCATCCGGCTGCAAATATACAAAATAAATGACTATTTTAATTGTTATTTTGTGTCTTGTTTTTGTTGGTATCGGATGTTTAGCGTTAAGCTATATAAAAGATAGCAGGTGGGATAAAAATAAAAACAAATGACCGCTTCCGAAATCGCTTTACAGCGATTAAAAAGACTTACTTCCGTTCCCGATACTTTTGTTAATAATTTAACAGGAGTTGAAAAAGAATTTAACAGGAAAGTAACCGATTTAATTTCACAACTTCAAATTAAAGATGGAGTAATTTTAAGGAATAAAGCAAATCTCACAATACTTTCAGCACTTGAAAATGAATTAAAAAATGTTTTTCTTCAAACTGATTACCCGAAGTTAGTAAGTAATTACATAAAGGAATTTAATAAACAGGCAAGTTTAGGGAATGAATATTTCAAAAAATCATTTCCAGGTTTTGAAGTTCCTAAAATCGCAGTTGATATTTTACAGCTAAAAAAGGAAACAACTTTAAATCTACTTTTAAATGATTCGGTTTTAGATACGGAGTTTATTAATCCATTACTGCAAAGCGTTGAACAGGCAATAACATCGCAGGCAACATTTTCAGAAACACTTACCAATATTTCAAACATCATTACCGGCACTCCCGAAGTAGATTCTAAGATTACCAAGTACGCAAAGCAAATTACGTATGATTCATTTGCAGTAAGTGACAGAACTTATACTACAACTATTGCGGATTCATTGCAAGCTGAATGGTTTAAATATGCAGGGGATATAATTAAAACATCAAGAGCTTTTTGTATTGAGCGACATGAAAAGTATTACCATAAAAAGGAAATAGAAGCATGGGGAGATGGTAAAAAAACCGAAGGATTAAGATTACCCGATTCTAACGGAACATGGCAGGGAGAAATGGAAGGAACTAATTCGAGTACAATTTTTCAAACTTGCGGAGGATATTTTTGTAACCATTCGTTGCTCCCCGTCAGCATCTTTATCGTTCCTAAAGATGTAATTCAAAGAAACGTCAGTAACGGCAATTATGAGCCGAGCGATTATGAAATTGAAAGATTGGGTTTGTAGTCTTTTGTTATGTGCTTCCAATGCACGCCTTTTCTAATATCCCTTATTTGCCGTCTTGACATTGAAAACAAATTCGCAATTTCGGTATTAGTTAAATTTTTAGAATTAAATTTAATATGATAAACAGCTTCATTTGTTAATTTACTATGCGGATGATTTTCTCCTTTCAAATTAAACAATCCGGTTTGTAAAGCATGGAGGCAATTATTTTTTAAATCAGTCCATTCTAAATTATCAACATGATTATTTAATTTATTACCGTCTTTGTGATTAACACAAACATTTTTAATATCCGGCTTAATCAAAAAATGTTCAGCAACTAAAACATGAATACGCTGATGTTTTTTCAATGGCTTTTTTCGTAATGTGGTTTTAAAATAACCAACACTATCAATACACGTTTTTAAAATAGTTTCTTTCAAAAACTTTCCGCCAATGGATTTAATCCTACCGAAATTACTTATTTCGTATCTACCCTCAAAGTTTTCAACTTCCTTCCAAATTTCATTCTTAAATTCAATTTTTGTTTGCATAAAAAAAATAAACCTACGCTTACTCCTTGTGTCCGCAAGTTTCAACGTAGGCTTTATAAAATGTTTTGATTCACTTCGGACAAAGTGTTTATACTGCAAATATAATAAAAAATCCCCCTCGCGAGCAACGAAGGGGACTAACCTATGAAAACCTAACCTATAAAACAGCGATGCAAATATAAACAACTATTTCAATGTTAATAAAATATTTTTATCAACATTTGCACAATTCAATTATTTTAATACTTTTACAAAAATTCGATTCCCATGAAAACAAATGAAGACGGATATATTTATTGCATAAATTCTGAAACAGGGAAAATGCGTTATATGGCTCCTGGATTTGTTGCGAATAAAGAAAACATGAAATGGGGAGGATGGAAAGTTTGGGAAGCTGAAAGCCCATCTCCGCCAGATACAAATAAAGTTATTGCTACTTTTTTAGATAGCGGAAAACAACCGCAAGAAAGTGAGGTTGAACTTTTGGAAGCACCGAATGAGCCGGTTGATTATAACCGCACAAATGAGTCATTCGACAAAATGCAATTAGAGAATGACATCAAAGAATTAAAAAACGAACTCATACTTTTAAAAGGAGAAAACGAAAATCTCAAAGCCCGTATTGAAACTCTCGGCAATGAACTTGCTAATAAACCTAAACTCAAAAGAAAACGTAAATACACCCGTAAACAAAAAACTACTTAATTATGGCTATTGAAGCAAAAGACCTTTTAACCTATCTCGGAATCCCTGAAAGTGTTGCAGACATTGACACATTCAAAACTGAATTTACAAAGAAATACGATACAATGGATAACTTCTTTGTGTCCGATGCTTACAAGCAAAAGAAAAGCGAAATCAATGGCATGTTTGTAAATCGTTTATCTAAAGAAGCGAAATCAAACGGAGTTGATATTACCGATGATTTTCTGAAAGATGAAAATGGCAAGCTGAAAGATAACGAGCAAATCATTAAAGATATTTTTGCCAAAGTGAACGAAAATCAAAAAGGCGCGATTGAAAAAGTCAAAGGTGAATATTCAAAGAACAAAGACAAGGGAGCGCAGGAATGGGAAGAAAAATATAACCTGTTAAATACAAAGGTTAAGGATTTGGAAAATGTTAATCTTAATCAAAAGAATGAATTTGAGAAAGAGAAAAATCAGTTTGGAACTCAGGTAAAACAAATAAAACTGCAAACAATAAAAGAGCAGTTGGTTGGTGGAGTTAAATATAAAACTAAAATTACTCCTTTAGAGAAGGCGGGTTTTGTTGCTCTGATTGAAGCTAAATACAATATAGATTTAGACGATAAGGGCGAGAGGTTTATTACCGATAAAAACGGAGCGAGAATACCAAATCCTACAACACACGGAACTTTCAAAACGCCAGAAGAGGTTTATAAGGAAGAGGCAATTGCTAATAATGTGTATGAGTTAAATCCATCAGGGGGCGCACCGGCAAACTCAGGCGCAACCGGAATTAATTCTTTCTTTGAAAAAAGGCAACATCAGCCGATTGATGTATCAAAAGAGCAAGTACTCGCTGATCGCGCTCAAAACGCAGTCAGCAATTAATATAATTTAATTACACTCGTTGCCGTAGTTAATGGCATACCCAAATTAACTAATTGTTATTGTTGTTTTTCATACGCTAAACATCCTAAAAAAGCGTAGTTTGTAGCCTCACCAAGTCAGGCTTTTTAACAGACTTTCAATTTTAACATTCTTAATTTATTAAAAAATATGTCAGTAGTTGGCACACGCTTACACGATTGCCCTGCAATCCAAAGGGAACTGAATGATTATTTCCTTCCCGCGAACTGTGACCCATCCATGAGGGCGGATGTTTCACCGATAGTTCAATTCTTGTACTCTCAAACAAATACCCGTAATGTTCAGCAAGCAGTTGTTGATAATGGCATGGGTAAAATTAAACAGGTTCAAATGCGCTATGATCAGATTATTCCTGAATCAGAAGTAATTGAAGTTGATGAATGTACGCGCGATTGTACCGCAACCACAAAAAGAGGTGATTTGGTTACTACTTACACTATTGATCCTTGTATCAAACAAAAGGTGGAAGCCCTTTATGATGCTACGGATTTCTGGTATAACTGCCAATCAGCACCTGAGCGCATTACCAAAATATTCGCGCAACTCATTTCTGCCCTTCGCAGAAAAACACAATCAAAACTTGTTTCTCAGTTATCCGGTTTAAATGGAAATTGGAACGACACCGTACATCAGACCTTTCCAGGTTCATCCGGTTCGATTTACGTAAATGACTCAGAGCAGTTAGTTGTAAAAACAAAAAAGGATGCTTCAGAAGATCCGATGGCAGCTACGGTTGCTAATGTTGATACGGCTATCATGCAACAGGAATTTTGTTCCGGTCCTGCAATCTTCACAGGCGCGTCTTACTGGCAGTATGCAAAACTGATGAATGTCGGTTGCTGCGCTGATAACGGTTTAAACCTTGCGTCTATTCAGGCGGCTTACGGCAAATCAATCGTATGGGATCGCAGGTTGCAATATTACATGGGAGTTGAAGGCGGAATCATGATGCAGCCAGGAGCTATCCAGGTTATCGAATTTAACGAATATCAATCAGAACAATCTCGCGTAGTTGCAGGCAATACACAATTTGCACGTAATTATGATACATTGTTTTTGGTTGATCCGCTTACCGGAATCGGAATGAATTTCATTATCTCTGATAATTGCGGTCAGGTTTCTATCATCGGGCATACTGTAACAAAACTTGTTACGATGCCTTTTGATATGTTCCCTGTCAATGATTACATGGACGGAGTGAATTACATTACCGAGTTTAAAGTAGTGAACGTATAATATTTATTTGGGATTTTTCAGGGTTAAGGGGGAGGTTCAGTAGTTCTTCCTCCCCTTTTTAAAAAATAAAAAATATGTACAGTTGCGATACCGATTGCTTCACAAATTTAGTAGGGCTGCGTGATGTTTGCGAACCGCCTGAAATTAAATCCTGTTATTGGCTTAATGATGTCGGGATTTCAAAATATACCGTAGATCAGATAGTAACAAAAGATTATGTTGATTCGGAAGATTTTACTGCTAAACAAATTCAGTTTTCAGTTAATCAGGTAGCGAATGAAATCCATGCTCACTTTGGCGGTCAATATAAATCCAATTCGATTGTTGAAGGTATGCGAATTGGTTTCCTTCAGGATAATAAAGTTTCAAAAGCCGGTAATAATTTATGGTCAGGAATTTATATTGAATGCTTAAATAGTAATTCTTATTTAGATTTTTACTGGAGCGAAATACTTTTAGCAACCGATTTTACCGGAACTATTCCTGTCAGGGTTTACGATGTAATGACAGGAACTTTAATCACTACCGTAAATGTGGTTTCCGTAGCAGGTCAGCAATCTGTTTTAAACCTCAATGAAATTGTTTCTTTAAAAAGAAAAAGCGCAAAACTTTTTATTTGCTACGACACAACCGGAATTAATTCCTACCAAACCAATATAAAAAATTCAGGTTGCAACGGATGCAATAATAATGTGTATTCAAATCAATATGTAACTGCTCGAGCAATGTATTCGTCAGCGGGTACATTTATCTTATCTGATTTGATTGGCTCTGATCATACTTTCGGAATGTCATTTGTTTATTCTTTACAATGCAATCATAAGAACTGGATTTGTGCGAATGTTAATATTTTATCTTTACCCATCCTTTATAAAATTGCCTCAAACATTTTATTGTTTGGTTTACAGGCAGCGGCAGACACAAGGGTAAATACTAAAATAACTATTAACCGCGATAAATTAGAAGTCGATCAGGCATTTTATGAAAAGAAATTCGCTGAAAGTTTTAGTTCTGTTTTGGCTCAAATGCAAATACCGCAGGATGCAAAATGTTTTTCCTGCACAACTCCGCATCGAACTGTTTTAGTTCTACCGTAATGGCTGACATAACTCTGCAACAGTACATAGATAAATTAGAATGTCAAAAAAAGGCATTAGAAAATTTTATTCCATTTGGGTTGGCTGTTCAATCGGTGCATGAACTCGCGGTAACCCGTATTTTTGTAGATGGCAAGAATAGCCAAAATGAAAAGATAGGCGAATATTCTAAAAAGCCTCTTTACGTTTCAATGGTTGATAAAACCAAAAGCCCGAAGAAATTAGAGCCGGTTGGCAAGACAGGAAAGAAAATTTTTAAATCCGGCAAATCGCATACCTCACGTTATTTCACTTCATACAAAGATTTTAAAGAACAAATCGGAAGAAGGGGTTTTGTAAACCTTACTTTATTTGGCAATTTAAAATCTAACTTTGCTAATGGAAGCCGTCAGAATATCGGGGAAGGGACCGCAAGAATTGAAGCAAGAAAGATTTCAGACCGCGAATATGTTGTAGGATTAGATTCTGAAAACTCTGACAAAAAAGAAGGTTTGGAATTACATTTTGGCGGCACTCCGATATTTATAAACAGCCGTCATGAGTTAGATGAATTAAAAAGAATACAAGAAGAAGAATTAATTAATACACTTACCAAATGCTAACCGATATATTTCACGTTCTGAAAACAAATATGGAAGGGCTTGGGCTTTGCGGAAAGGTTTACCCGATTGTTGAAATTAAAAGAACGATTGAAGATGGCAGGGTAAGAACATTCCCTTCAACACCAACCGGAACAGGACAAGGGCAACAGATTGAACTAGATGTTACAAATGGCATGAGTTATTTTCGTAAAGATGGTGCGGTAAGTATTAATCAGGTGCAGGACCAGAAATTTCAATTAACCTCATGCGCTCCTGGAAACGATACAATTTACTCCTTCCGTTTCTTTATTAAACAGGTTTGTTTTATTCCAAAAAGGAAAGCAGATGATTGCATTAACGGATTTGAAGACGATATTTTAGCACAACGGATAATCGCAAATCTTACCGATAAAGGAATTATAATTGCAAATGCAAAATCCGCTTCATTGCTTGCAAGCGGTTATGAAACAGACAGGATAAAAGTTTTAAATTCAGAATACTCAAACGCTGATGATATTAACGATTTGAATTATGAATATTCTTATTTTTCGATTCAATGGGATTTGGAAGTAGTAATGTTAAATAGTTGTATTGATGTTTGTTCGGATTCTTATGCAATGCTACAATGAGCGTACAAACTAAAATAAATAAATTAATCGGAACGGCTAATAAAGTTATCGCCTCGTGTTGTGGTAAAAACTTTATGATTCATCAGCTAATTACCGATATTCCTGACGATGACGATGAATTTAACAGGGAATTAAGAGAAGATGGAGGTTTTGAATTACGTGAAGATAACGGACTTGAATTAAGACAATAAAAAAAATGGCAGACAAGACAACAAGCGCGGAATCAAGTGGCGCACCAATACAGGCTTCAGACTTAATAAGGATAGCAAGGGGCGGTTCAAATTATAAAGTAACGGCAGCCGAATTGCTTGCAGGCGGATATTGGACTGAAAGTTCCGGTAAACTCTATCCCACAACTTTAGCGAATAATGTAGGGATAGGTACAAACAACCCAACTAAAAAACTGCATGTTTTAGGGGATGTTCTTGTTGCCAATGCAACTTACCCGACACAAGGTTTATTCAGCATATCCGAAACCAACGGGGATATTTATATAGGGGATGGGAATAGCGGAGCGCATGATGTGAACGGCACACAAATACATTTACAGGATAGCACACAAAGAATTGCTATTACTACAATAGTCCCCGCAACAGTACCAACAGGTACAGCAGGGCTTTACATGGGTGAAGGAACGGGCTTTGGATATGCGGGGTTTACTTGTGATTATGCTAATGACCATAAGGATAAAGGTAGCTATGTAATGGGAAGGGGTAGTTCAGGGGCTTCAATTACCGTAAACGACAATAACGACACAACAGGGGGAATATTTGCTGCAATTCAGGCAACAGGAAGTTTTACGCTTGTTACACTTGCCTCTGCAACCGAAATGATTAAAATGGACATGGCAGGCGGAACAGGGGCAGGGGTTTGGACAATCGGGAATACGGCAGGAGCAAATATTCAAGTAGATGACACTACCGATATAACAACCATTTCGGGAGCGGGAATAAAAACAAGTATAGGAGCAATGGCGGCAACTGGAACTTGGAGGCTTGGTGACATTAGACTTGGCGCGGTTGTATTAGACGCTACACAGTACATTGAAGCAGAAGTTGGCGGAGTTGTTTACAAACTTTGTATTTCACAATAAAAACAATTTAAAAACAAAATATATGAACAGATACTATTATTATCAGGACTCTATGGCAGGGTTCGACTATTATGCTCTTGTAAGAGATTCAGGAGAAACAAACATCATCGGGTATAACTACGGGGTAGGAACAGAATACAGGGTTGATACTTCAAAGTCTGAAGCATACCTTGTAAGTAACAATTGGACAGATGTAACCAACACTATGCCGCAGATTAATTATGATACTGTCTTAGCGGATTTTATCAATATTGTTTCTCACGCGGTATCGTAAAAAAATAAAGGGGGCTAATATCCCCCCGGACGGTAGCACCCCTTCTCTGAAACAATTATATCGAAGCAAAGATAATAAAAAAAACTATGATACAAATTGAAAATAAAATAACGACCATTAAAAGAACACCTGAATCAGAAGATTTTTTAACATTAGGGGATTTAATGACTATTGCCTGTGAATCACATTCAAATCCTGTTCCTCTTGGAGAACAAAGAATCAGGTTTAAAATTATTGATGCCTGTGAAGCGGGAAACGGAACTATTGAAATTGATGAAAAGTGGTGTGAAGTTTTACAGAAGTGTCTTGAAGGAATTGCTACAAGCATGGATAGAACTGTTGCGGGACTTGGCGAACAAATTGAACAATCAAATCAAAAATAATATGAAACTCAAACTCACTCCTTTTACAGCCTTTGCAGGTTATCTTTTACTTGTTGCAATTATAATTCTTGCTTTTGCTTTTTCGGCAAACTCCCAAACTTTGCAAGATACTGTTTGGTTCAGACCTCACTACGGCAATGGCGCACCTCTCGGAAAGCCGAATGATAAGACGTATAAAAATACTTATGTTGATACCGTATCGGGACAAGGTTATGTTTGGGATGGTAAATTAAAGGTTTGGAATGTTGCGAAAATAAGTACAGGGATGCGTGGCGAAACAGGCGCAGCAGGAATTGACGGTACAGATGGAACAGACGGAATAAACGGACAGGCAGCAGTTGTTAATGTCGGAACAACCACAACACTACCAGCAGGGAGTAACGCAACGGTAACAAATTCGGGAAGTTCGAGTAATGCGATTTTAAACTTTGGGATTCCGAGAGGTGCTGATGGAAGCGGAGGCGGAGGCACAACAAGAGGTTTTTTATTTCCTGCACCATGTAACTGTCAGACAGGGGCAGATGATGTAACGCTTCAAAATGCCTTTTTAAATGCCGGAGGTAACACTATCGTACTTTCGGGTACATATTACATCACTAAAGGATTAAAGCGCAACAGGCTTACTAATACGTTTATTCAGGGGAACGGAGCAACTATAATCACTTTAAACAATAATGCCTTTTCGGTTATTGGGGCGGATCAAGCTCCCGATGAAAATACCGCAGTACAAATGCAGAATTATTCATTAGAAATAACAAACCTGAATATCACTTGTCAATCAAATCAAATAGGGGTTGAACCCGAACCATCATCAAATAATTATTTTAGAAAAGTAATTGTCGGGGGTGGTCAGTTAGGCTTTAAACTTGAATTTAATTTAAAGGCTTATCTGCATGGATGCCTTGTTGTCGGAGCGCAAAATGGTTATTGGGCAGGTTGGGGAGGTTTCCCGACTGCGGATATTAACAACTCACAATCTAACGTAGTTGAATTTGTGCAATGCCATACACATACTGTTTCAAATTACGGATTTGATATTTCGCACTCCTATCATATTGTTCTTGACAACTGTATAAGCGAAGGAAACGGAACTATTAAACGGGCGGTAAATGTAGAGGTCGCAAACTCCACAACTACAAAAGATTTTGAAATAAGAAGCGCTTATCATTTTGAGCAAGTGGGCGGAGCGACTGATGCAATAGTTTATCTGAATTTAGGAAATAACTGTACGGCTGAAATTACCAATGTAATGCCTCATTATTCGGGATTAGTTGTTTGGGCTAAGTCATTCGGAACAGGGCTTGTAATTGTAAACCGTTGCGGATATGCAGTAGGCAAAAACGGCAAAATGTTTAAGTCCGAAAATGTAACATGGAGCTTTAATTATAATTCTATAATCTATCCTTATGCTTATAATGTTTGGGATGGAACAGCACCAACATTCTGCCAAAATACTAAACAGGTCGGAACAAAATCAGTAACTTTAAATATTAACGGAACAAATCAGACAGTAAATAATTTTCCTGTATATATCCAAACTGGCGAAGGTTGCGGGACAAATGCTTTCTCATTTGGCGGAGAAATACCAAGATGAAAATTACCATCATCCCAAATAAAAAGAAAGTTTACATTCGGGGAGATTTAAAAGATCAAACCGCAGAACAAATTATTGAAAAGGTTTTTGAAGAAGTTGCAGATTATATAATTGAAGTAGAACCAATAACCTATTCCTATCCTGTAACTAAAAACAACGTAACAACAACTATGGGGCAGGCGGAAGGATAAAATAACAACAAGTTCAGCTTAAATTACTAACCCCCAAGGCTGTAATTTAAAATCTGAACAAATGGCACAAAAATATAATGAACCAAACGGGGAACAACCCGAAACATTTAACAAATTAGGAACAGTAAAAGAAAAATGGATATTCTTCGGACTTGGGTATCTTTGCGGTATCGTAGCGGGGATTATTATGATTTATTTAACATATAAAACGTAAAATGTCGCTTATGCCGGAAAACATATTTAAGTCATGGGTAATAAAAATACTTGCAGCCTTTTCAGGGCTTACCATAACTCTGATCGGATGGTTTCTAATCAGAATGATTAGCGTGTACGACCAAAGCGTACAGAATCAGGATATACTTAAACAGAGTGTTAATGATCTTAAACAAACCGCAATAGGGATAAGTTGGAGGATTGGCGTGCTTTCAAATACTGTTAATTATAATGCAAAGATGGAGGAGGAGCATTATAAAGAAGTTCAGAAACTACAAAAGAAAATTTATAATCAATAGCGATTATTCCGCAGGAAGTTTGCGGGGCTTAAAAAGAAAATGTTTTAGCCACCTCTTTTTCTTCATCAGTTAGCGGTGTGGTTTGTTCACACTCCATAATAACCCCTTTTAATAATTGCGCCCTGATTGGAGAACCAATGGCATTAGCAATCATAACAATCTGATTTGCATGAACAGGGCAATAGTTTAAAATCTTGCCTCCCCACGGCAAAGATATTTTTGCAAGTTCAGTACATTTTTCTTTTGTTTCCATACCTTTACTATTTTACTTGTTGAGTTCTTTGATTTTCTTTTTCAGGATTTTGTTTTCAGCTTCTAACTTATCTATTTTTCTGTAAGCTCTGCTGATTTCATTAAGCATTTTGGTTATTTCTTTTTGCTCGCTTTGTGACTTCATAACTATTTTATTTAATTGTTGGTTTGTTTGAATTTTAATTTATATTTGTAAAACTTAAAAAATTAACACTATGGATTTATCATTATTTTTTATCAGTTGGGCGGCTTCGGTGTCGCTTGTTGTAATCATCACAGGCTACATTAACACTAAATTACTCGCAACTTCCACAACAACCGTTCATCGGATTGTAAGTTGGGTTGTTGCTCTTGCTGTTGCATTTTTTGGCGGTTGGAAGGATTTAGGAATGTTTGCCGAATTAAATACTTTATGGACGGCTATTTATGGAATCGGTCTTGGGCTTGTTTCAAATGGTATTTTTACTATTGAAGCTGTTCAGGCGTTTTTGCTGTTGATCGGAGCCAGGAAGAAATAATTTATTAAAATATTCTTTTCGGTAATTTCATTTTGCAATATTAATACTTTTTTGTTAATGTTGTTAATTTGTTTATAACTTTTTGTTATAGATTCAATTTTTTGTTGTATGTTTGCGCCATGATTGAATTTAAAATTGAAAAGGGAATTAAACATTCTCCTCCTAAAACATGCAAAAAATATCCGTTTGAAGAAATGGAGATTGGCGATTCGTTTATTATTAACAAAGAATATTCGAGAGAGAATATGGCATTAGCCGGTAACGCTGCGCGGTCCTGGAATAAGAAAAGCGAAAAGAATTATGTCTTCTCTACCCGCAAAACAAAGAATAATCAAATTAGAATCTGGAGGATTAAATAATTTTCAACAGGAAAAGAACTAACTATAACGAAATGAAAGGCGAAGAATTATTATCAGACCATATCTTAGAAGAAGCTACAATATCATGTGACAAATGCGGATTTGAAAGCAAGTTAGATGCTTATAAGCCAGAGAAACAATTTTATGCTTTAGGATGGAGAGTAAAAAAAGGTAGATGCTTGTGTCCTGCATGTTTAAATACAAAATAAAATAATAATATGCGAATCTTCGTTCTCAACTCCCCCAACAATAACGGGATGCTCAAAACCCCGGCCAACGTATTAAACAGCCCCGCTATTTACGGAGTATCGTTTGACTTAAAGTTAGAACAGTTTATGATGGGCGGTTCAGCTTTCGGTGGGGTGATTGTAGATTTAAAGAAGGAGATTAAAAGAGTAGCGACTTATGGAAAGAAAGTTTCTATTTCTGTAATGTGCGGAGATTTTGCCTCTAATATTCCTGATGTCGAATATGTTTATTTAACCGAAGCGCATCACGAAGGCACACAAGACGGAGAGCCACATGGAATTTCTGTTCCTGTTCCGTATGATTCTAATTATTTATCCTATCTATCACGTTTCATCGAATGGCTTGCCGGAGAATTAAAGTCCGATCCGAAAGTTTACGATACGATTGATTCGATAAAGATTACTGGCAATAATCAGAAAACGCCCGAAATGAGAATGCCAAATCAGGATATGGTTGGCGGGGACGCGTACTATAATGCTGCGGTGAAGTGGAAGGAAAAGGAATACACTTCCGAACACGTTATAACTTGCTCAATGCAAATTCAGCAATTTTGGAAATCTGCATTTCCAGACAAAACTCTAATACTCCCTATTATTTCAGGACTTGCCGGATTCCCCTGCATTAACGCAAACGGTGAAATCTGCAAACCAAATCAACGTCCTGATTTAACCCGCCAGATAGTTACAGAGATCGCGCAGCCTGACGGAGTGACCTGCGGATGGTGCTATATGAACCCGACAAGCAAAGCCCCGTTATACATCAGCGCAAAGCCATGTTATTATCAAACTCAGAATATTTCACCTCCTTACGCTGACTGGATTCACGACACATTATTAAACGCACAATTGCAGAATTGCAAAATCTTTGAAATGCAGTACGCGATTTTTAAAAAATATCCTATATGATTGTAGAAATAAACGGAGTTAAATATGTTCAAAAGGAAGAAATAAAAAGTACTTCTTCCCGCAGAAACTTATCTCCCGAATTATTTGGCATGATGATGATAGGGCAATTAATGGGTGGTGGATATGGTTATGAGCAGAAAAGAGAGCCTGAACGCCCCCAAGTAAATATAATTGAAGAATACAAATTGATTCAGCAAAAGAAAAGCGGCTTATCAAAATCACAACGTGATTGGGTATGCCGACAATTTCACTATAACTTTACTAAAGTTGAAGAACATAACCCCTAAAAACATCCTAAAATAAAACCATGAACAAATTAGAAGAAAAGATTTATTTGGCAATTTTAAACCCTGTGGTTAGTAAAGCCGCCATAGCGTCTGAATGTGAATCCCTCGCCAAAGAGTTTGCAAAAAACTTTGATGTGTGGAAGTTTAAAAATAATTGGTTTGCAGCTACTATTAAAGAAGGCGTAATGTATTATAATATGCGACCATTTAGTAATGATGAACTTACCTTCGACCAACTCCTCTCCCTCTACGAAGAACATTTAAAATCAAAACCATGACAGAAGCAGAAAAATTCTTAAAAGGAAAAACAGTAAAGGTTAGAGAGGTAAATTTGGCTGAGCCTCCAGGCGGAACATTTAAAGCCGTTCATGCAAGTGAAATGGCAGAACTCTTGGAAGAATACGCCAAACTCTACCACGAAACCCAGCTTAAAAAGGAAGGGGATGGAAAGAAAAAACCAAATAGCGGACTTGGTGGCGAATGGAATGAAGATGGAATATCAAGCCTGTTTCTAAATTTCTAACCCCCGAATCTAAACCAATAAATCTATGACAGAAAAATATTCATATCGAGAATTTAAAATTGTAATTGACAGCAATAATAAATGGGATTACAGGAAAGAAGAAATGGGAAAGGTTTATACATGGGAAGTTCAGCATACAGGTGGATGGAGATTGGAATATAGCTACGAGCCACATGAAGATATAAATAAATGTAAGAAAGCTGCTGAAAAATGTGTTGATAGGCTATACGGTGGATGGTAAATTACCCGCAACCGAAGAAGAATATTTACAATGGCACAATAACAAATGACTATGAGAGAAATAAAAATATACGATATGCTTGAAAAATGTAAACATTGCAATTATCTAAACGCAGATGCCGACACAGGGCTTTGTGTTGTTTGTGAAAAAACATGAGAGAAAAGATTTCTCTTACGCTGTTTATTATTAATTGAAACTGTTACCATAATAATACTCATACTCATACTCAAATAACCATCCTCAATCATTTAACAAATAACTGTCACGCCCGTACACTTATATAAAAAGCAGTTATGAACAGGAATAAAGCAATAGATAAAGCAATAAAATTAAAAGCACTTGCTGACAGGGGTATTGATGGCGAAAAGGTAAATGCAAAATCACAGCTTGAAAGGGTTATGCGTGAACACAAATTAACCGAAACAGATATTGATACCGAAACAGAAATACATGAAGTGGTAGATGGATGGAATGTACGAACCGATAAGAAAAAATTTGATGTAAACGAAATAGTTTTAGTTCATCAAAGAATAAATATGGTTGTAGTTGAAACGTATATTAGTTTAAGTGGATGGAGATATGTATTAAGGTTTATTAAAAAAGATGGCACGCCCGACAAAAGACAATCTGCATGTAACCTTACCGCAAAAGACATTCAAAAGTTTAATATAAAATCATTTAACAAATAAATAAAATGGAAAAGAAAAATCAAGCAGAACGACCAGCATTTCCTATTGTAAGTAATTGCGATATAATGGAAAGTTATCAGGGTTTAACCAAACGTGAATACTTTGCAGGGTTAGCAATGCAGGGGCTATTAGCAGCAGGCGGAGCAGATTTCAGAATTGACCACACAGATAGAGTTGCGGGGCTTTCGTGCGCCTATGCAGAGGCTTTATTAAAAGAATTAGAAAAATAACCCCTCATTGACGGATAATTAAAGAGAAAGAAAATGATAAAAGCAAATGAATTAAGAATCGGGAATTTAGTTTTATATGGAACAGATTTCTGTGAAATAAAAACCATTGGAAATTATCAGGCACAAATATCAATTCCTGATGCAATGCCAACAGAAAGGGATTTTGAAGATTTAGAACCTATTCCTTTAACCGAAGAAATAATTTCTAAAACACATTTTCATCGTGAAACTCTAAATGATAATGTAAAAACGGAAATGAGAAAAAACGAACAAGGAAATTGGTTTGCTATTATTCATTTATCAACCTCAACTCATTTATATATTCGGCACACAGGACAAATTGATGTAGGGGGAATTACCCACTTATCTCATATTAAATATTTACACCAACTTCAAAATTTATTTTTTTCTCTAATAGAAAAAGAACTACAATTAACCCATGCCAACAATCAAAGATAAAATAGAGGCGGTGTTGAATAGTAATCCCGAAAGCGGGGAAACTCATCCGGTATTCTTAGGAACTTTCGACTACAAAGATTTGGTTCAGTCCGATCAGGATATGCTTTTAACCTGGAATGACAATGGCGGAGAACTCACCAAAACAATCAAGGGAATTAAGTTTAAATTAAATGTGCTTTTCTGATAAAGTTTAATTTTTTGGGAGCCGGTGTAATATCCGGCTTTTTTGTTTGAAAATATGTTATTTGATAATCAAATAGTTACACAAATTCTGTAATTTATTTTACTTTTAACAACTTTTGTATCATTTATTGTACTAATATTGCACCATAAAAGAAACAGCAAAATGAAAAACAACTTAAAATCAGGAATGAGAATGTACAGCAATGACCTTGATTGCATTCATGTTTTAATTACAGTTACAGAAAAAAGAGTAAGCTATACACCGGAGATACCAAATAGCGGATTGGTTTCAAACAAAAACAGGATAAGGGTTTTTACAACCTCTTTAAGAAAAGCCTCTGAATGGGTTAATTCCGGTTCATGGACAATACAAAATTAAATTATAAATAAAAATGAAACTCACAAAAAAACAAATTTTATTTCTTGCTGCTGAATGGAATAAAGACATTCGCACTATTCAAAGATGGGCTAAACATAACAATCCTATGCTTTCACATCCGCAATCAATCAAAGTAATTGAATCGGCTAAAGAACTAAAATCAGCATGAGCCATCACACCTTCTACGACACCGACAGAAACAACAACCCCCGCGAGTTAGTTGTTCACTTTATAATCGAACCCGAAACATCAGGCGATTCAATAACTCCTTCAACCGATGCAATGGTTTCAATCTTGCAAGTAGATTTAATCTACAAAGGCATGAGGCGCAAAGCGATTGACCGTTACATTTCATCTGATGAAATCTCAAAAGCGGAAAATGAAATTTTGGAATTAGAAACTAATTAAACCATGCGACCACAAAACATTTCTGTACTCTATAAAGGTAAAACCACCGAATGGTTAATTGATAAATTAGGCGAAGAAACCGGTGCTGTACTTTCACTTATTGATGATATTGAAATTTACAGGGAATCAAATTTTTCGCACAAGAACGGAACTCGTCTGGAATCATTAAAGAAAAAACTGTTAATTAAAAATCAAACGTGCAAGCAAATTGACTTCATGATCGCGTTTAAGATTCAGCAGAAATGGCAAGACACTACTCCATTAAAAGAGCCGGATTTGCAATGAATGTAATCTGCTCACTTCTCGGACATAGTTTTTACAGAACTCTTGAATGGCGGGAAGATCGGGTTTACAGAATTAAACTATGTCGCAGGTGCAAGAAAAAAATAATCTCTAAAATAAAAAACCAATGAAAAACCAGGAGCGAATTGAAAAACAAAAACAGCAACGGATTGCAGTAATATTGATAACAATAATTGCAATCGGTTTATTTCTATCATTCTTTCAAAACTAAAAGCCATGACATTTGAAACCGAATACCAACTGCAAGAATTTAGAGAAGTAGAGAAAGATTACTTCGATGAAAACGGAGAATATTATTCCGGCTTAATGGGGAGTAATCCTAAATGGATGGCAGAGCAAATGCTGAAACTGATTAACCAGATGGAAGCTGAAATAAAAATGCTGAAATCTAAAACAAATTAAAAGCTATGAAAAAACTATTCAACTTCTTCAAAAAAATCTTCATTTCAAATCCTAATAAATGGATGGTTGAAATGCGGGATAAATCAAACCTGAACAAAATTAAATCCATGCAAATGGGTGAGCAAGGACAGCAACAAATTAAAAACTATTTAAAATAAAAAACCAATGGAAACAAAAAATATCACAATCAAAAAAGTTATTAAAAGTGTTGAGGAAATTGATATTAACATACAATTACCTTGCTACACAAAAAAAGGTACAGATAGTTTTTTCGCTGTCTATTCTGAAAAAAGAGCGATTAAAGTTTACATCGCTAATGATGCGGCTGTAATGTCTGATTTTAATTTTATGTCGCAAATTGAAGAGGCAATAGAATATCCGCCTTGCACCGAGCAAGAGTTTAACGAAGCCTTTACACAGGCTCTGGAGTTCCTTTCAAAGAATGTAAATCTATTGGTTAGTGTAAGTGGATTGCCGGAGCCAGATGAAAAATTATATCCTGATGCAGTATTACTTTACTCTGAAAACAATTAATCTAAAAATAACATGGAAACAGCAATCACTATCAAAACATTTGAACCGATTAGGGACAGGTTTGTAAAATTAACCAACGAAGATACTTTTAATAAAGAAGCATCATTCGCTTTACAGCACCTTGCAAACAATAAGTATTTAGCGGAGTTGGATAAAAATTCCATCATTCAGGCGGTTTTAAATGTAAGTCAAACAGGGCTTTCTTTAAACCCTATTTTAAAACTCGCTTACCTGATACCGAGAAAAGGTAAATGTTGTTTAGATGTAAGTTATATGGGACTTGTAAAACTTCTTACCGACACCGGATCAATCAAATCAGTTTACGCTCACCCTGTTTACGAAGGCGATGAATTTGAAGTTATTTTAGGAACTTCAACAGAAATCATCCATAAGCCAAAATTCAATACAAAGACATTACAGAAGGTTTACGCGGTTTCGGTACTTCATGACGGTTCAAAGCAGATCGAAGTAATGACAGCCTCCGAAATCAACGAGATAAGGGATAAATCAGAATCTTACATGGCTTATGTGGCAAAAAAGATTAAATCCTGCATTTGGGTTGATAATTATTCGGAGATGGCACGTAAAACGGTTATTAAAAGAATCGCTAAATACCTGCCTAAAACTGATCGCATGGAGCAATTCGCGCAAGCGGTTCATATTGATAACCAGGATTACATTATTTCAAACGAACATGCGAACTATCTTGAATCACTTACTGAAACTTCGGTTTATGATCCCGAAACGCAGGAAATGTTAATAAGTAAACTTCATTCCGGCATCACTACCGAAGAAGCTGAAACTATCAAAAAGGATTTAATGTTGAATCAGCGCAACCCGATTACATCAGGAACAAATTACACCCAAACCGATATTAAAAATCACTTAAAAGAACTTTCTAAAAATGTTTAAAAATTAAAATTATGGCTGAAAACATATATGATATTAACAAGTCATTACATGAAAATTATAAAATCCTGTATAATGATTTAACAAAAAATTCGGACATAACCATTAAAGGAGATGGAAAAATAATTTTTTGGATTCTTGAAAATGGGCATATTGATTTTTGGTATGATGATTTAATAGAGCTTATTTTGAATAAGGTTGCAATTATGGATGAGGAGATTATTGAAATCGCAAGGAGCAAGGGAATACAGATTTATGACAATATTGCAATTAAAAAGAAATCTGTTTAATGATTCACGAATTTTTCACCTCTGTCAAAAACGGTTTGCTTCAAAAAGGAGTTTCAAAAGAAATTACTGAACTGATAAAATCGTTTGAAGGAAAACGTATCGGAATTAAGATTTACAAGCTCGCAGGCACACGATCAGTAAGACAAAACAACTATCTTCATTTACTTTTTGATATTGCCTCAAAAGCCCTTATTGATTATACAGGCGATGAAATTTACACACCTGCAAAGGTTAAAAACATGATGAAAACAAAATTCCTTTTACGCGATGTTGTGTCTGAAAAAACAGGCTTACTCACAGGTCAGGAAATTTTACGAACACGCGATTTAAACAAAGAAGATTTTTCTATGTTTACAGAACAGGTTTTACGGCATTTTGCAATGGAATTTAATATAGTTTTACCTGTACCGAATGAACAATTTGAAATAGATTTATGAAAAAAGTAGAACAGAAAATTTATAAAGCCGTTGATCTATACGATTCTGATGATATAGTAAGGGCGTGTACGGAAGCAACAAAAGAGGAGATGAAATCCTTTGCCGAATTTATGGCAACTTTTTCAGGATGGACTTATTTTAAAGATGATGGTTTATGGTGGAACGGAAATAAATTAGAGTATAAAACAACTGAACAATTTATCGAACTTTATGAACAAACAAATTGAATTATTTGGAGAAACTGTGTTAGGAACAGAAAGATGTTGGTTTAATACAATTTCAGCACCTAAGCCCGAACTAAAACAATTCACCAAAGACGCAAAAGGTCAGGAGGCGGTAGTTTTAAAAGTGTTTGAATCGGGGGAGAAGCTGACAGCTTTAGAAGTTAAAAGGCGCACCGGATTAAACCAGGATTCCTGCAAACGTGCGATAACTGTTTTAAAAAATAAAGGTAAACTTTTAAAACTCGGAAAAGATGAAATGGTTTTGGAGGAATATGGGAAAATGAATCATAGGTACCAGATAAAATGAAAATACTAAATCTTTATGCCGGTATTGGCGGCAACCGTAAACTTTGGGAAGATTGCGAGGTAACGGCAGTTGAATATGATGCTAAAATCGCTAAGGTTTATCAGCAAAACTTTCCAGGCGATAATGTAGTTGTCGGGGATGCTCACGAATATTTGATTAATCACATTGATAATTTTGATTTTATTTGGGCAAGCCCCCCCTGCCCCTCACATTCAAAACTTCAAACAATGATTGTAAGTAATACTCATAAAATTACTTATCCTGACATGAAACTTTACCAGGAGATTATTGTTTTACAGAATTGGCATAAAGGAAAATTTTGTGTTGAAAATGTTATCCCGTATTATGAGCCGTTAATCAGACCAACCGCAAAACTTCACAGGCATATTTACTGGACAAATTTCAGAATAGGAAATTTTGAGGTTACAGATGAGCGCAAACACACAGAAATAAAAGACAGTTCTACTGTTTACGGGTTTAATTTATCTGACCAGGATATTGATGATAAGGGTAAAACACTGCGAAATATGGTTGATCCTGAATTGGGTTTATATATTTTCGATTGTGCAAGAGAAATAATAAGAAAGAACAATACAACTCAATCAACATTGTTTTAAAAACTGTTCAAAACTTCCCTAAAATATTTATTAACAATTTAAAATAGGTTGAATATTTATATTACACTTGCAAACTGAATCATTAATTAAATGCGAAACCAAATTAAAATTCTTATTTAAAAATATCCCGCAAGACGGAGCGGTTTTGCATCAGGTGTTCGCATACCTTTTAATGATTCCGCTCATCTTGTCGGGTGCTTTATGATGAATAAATCTATAATTAATTTTACTCGATCTAAAGACGAAAATATTATTGATATTAATAATCAGATTAACGATTTAAAAGAAAAGCTTTGTCTTGTAAATAATGACTTCCAGAAAGCTATTCCGATTGTAAAAGAAATTGATTTGCTTGTTAAAAAAAGACAGGATTATTACAATACGGTTTATGGCGGAAAATAAAAAATCATTCATTCTGTATTGCGATTTAATACACATGATAGAAAAATTAACAGATATAGAAGCCGGACAATTACTAAAACATCTTTTTAGATATGTTAATGATCAGAATCCTGTACCTGAAAACAGAATTATAGAGTTATCATTTGAATCAATTAAGCACCAACTTAAAAGGGATTTAAAAGAATGGGAAAGCACAAAACAGATATTATCCGCAGCCGGCAGGGAGGGGGGGTTAAAAAGTGCAGCTATGAGAAGGCTTAAAAAATCCAAGCCACCTCAAGCCACCCTTGAAACCGTTGAGCCACCTCAAGCCTTTCAACCTGTTAATGTAACTGTTAATGTTAATGATACTGTTAATGTAATAAAAGAACATACGTATATTGAAAAAATTAAAAGTGAATTTCCGAAACTGTTAAAAATGAAAGAACCCCTGACATCAATTCAGGCGGAAAGACTTGAAAAAGAATACGGAAATGAATTAGTTTTTAAAACAATGGAAGGAATGCAGAATAAACCAAACCTGCATAAAGACTATGAATCTGCAAACCTTACTATCCGTTCATGGATTAGGCTTAAATTAGAAAGAAATGGTCAGGTAAAAACCCTTAATACACCACATGAACCATCCGCAAAACGAACCAAGATTTAACGGAAATATTCCTCCGCAGGCACCCGAATTAGAGGTTGCTGTACTCGGTTTCTTTATTTCGCAAAAAGAAATACTGGCTGAAAATATCGGGTTTATGAAACCGGAATTTTTTTACAAAGAATCACACAGTAATATTTTTATCGCTATGCAGAACCTTTACAACCGGAATGATTCAGTTGATTTAAAAACAGTCATGCAGGAATTATTGTCAATGGGTAAGTATGATGAAATCGGGGGATATGAAAAATTAATGTCATTAACAGCCGGTTTAGGTTACGCTCCGAACATTGAAACCCATGTCAGGATTATTACTGAAAAGTTTATTAAAAGGGAAATTATTAAAAACTGTTCGGAAATTATTAAAAAATCCTATGATGAAACCGTAGATTTATTTGATACTATTCACCAATTCGATAATTTTAATTCCCGAATAAACGAGTACCTGATTCATAAAGATTACGAACTTGATTATTATAAATTTGTTGATACCGCAGTAAATGAAATCATTAACCAGGCGCAATCGGGATTCACCGGTATTGATACCGGAGTAAGCAAGCTGAACGCAATCACAGGCGGATGGGCGGCAACTGATTTTATAATTCTTTGCGCCAGACCTTCAATGGGTAAATCTACCCGAATGATAAACTTTGTTAAAAAAGCCTGCGAGCATGGCAAAAAAGTAGCTATATTTTCACTCGAAATGTCAGCAACCCAATTAATTAAAAAACAGATTATCGAACAATCAAATGTCTATGCGAATAAAATCATGGAATCGCATATTGAGGGCTATGATTTACAGAAGATAAAAGAAGCTCACCAGGTTATAAGGAGCATGCAAATTTACCTGAACGAAAAAACATCCATCACCCCAAACTACATCCGCCAGGTTTGTAATGAGCGCAAAAAGAAATACGGATTAGATATGATTTTTATTGATTATTTACAGTTGATGTCCCCTAACGATAAACAGAAATTTCAATCCGAAGAACTAAAGATTGCTTCGATTTCAACAGCATTAAAAAACCTTGCAAAAGAATTAAAAATACCGATCATGGCTTTGTGTCAGTTAAGCAGGGAAGTTGAAAGGCGACAGGACAAACGCCCGATCAAATCAGATTTACGATATTCAGGACAGCTTGAACAGGATGCAGATTTAATACTTTCGCTTTACCGCCCTTCGGTATATTATAAATTCAACGAAGATCCCGACTACAAAGATCAGCAAGAGGAAACCCACAACCGGATTTCTGAACTCGGAGTAATTAAAAACCGGCATGGCAAAAGCGAAGTTTACTTTGAAGAAATATTTTACGGAGAACTCTCGCGATTTGAAACGATAAATTAAAAACTATGGAATATACAGCATTTTTAGAAAGCAAAAGACACTCAACAGAGAATTACGGAATCGAGCCAAATTTTATTCCTGATGCCATGTTTGATTTTCAAAAGCACGTAACCAACTACGCAATCAAAAAAGGTCGTTGCGCCGTGTTTCTTGACACCGGTTTAGGTAAAACAATTATTGAACTTGCGATTGCTAAAAATTATATTCAGCAGACTAATAAACCCGTATTAATTATTTGCCCTTTGGCGGTTGCGTTTCAGTTTATAAAAGAAGCTGAAAAATTTGGCATTGACGATATTTCATACTCAAAAAATGGCGGCTATAAAACAAAAATTGTAGTTTGTAATTACGAAAGATTAGAACATTTTAATTCTCACGATTTCGATTGTGTTATTCTTGACGAAAGCAGTATTTTAAAAAACTTTGAAGGCGCGACAAAGCAAGCAATTACTAACTTTGTTCGTAAAACCAAATACCGGTATTTATTCACAGCAACACCAAGCCCGAATGATTATATTGAACTCGGTACAAGCTCAGAGGCTTTGGGGTATTTGGGATATACTGATATGCTTACAAAATTTTTTAAGAACAACAATAACACAATCAAAGCAAGCGGTCAGCATCGGGCGGGTGAAGAATGGTATTTAAAATCACACGCTGAAAAGTCATTCTGGCAATGGATATCATCATGGGCTATCTCAATGCGAAAGCCAAGTGATTTAGGTTTTGATGATTCAAGATTTATCTTGCCGGAGTTACAAGAATTTGAAACGATTGTAGCAAATAAAAATCCTTTAACAATAAACGGGCAAAGCCAAATGTTTAATTTTCCCGCACAAAACTTTTTTGAAATCAAAGCCGAAGTTCGCGCAACAATTCATGAGCGTTGCGAAATGGCAGTAAGCAAAGCTAACGAACACGATATTTCTGTTTATTGGGTAAACTTAAATGATGAAGCGGACCTGATTTCTAAACTTGACAAATCAACAGTTGAGGTAAAAGGCAAAATGAATATTGATGAAAAAGAGGAAGTTTTACTTTCATTTTCAAAAGGCGAAATAAAAAAACTAATTACTAAAACATCAATAACAGCTTTCGGTTTAAATTGGCAACATTGCAATCATACAACATACTTCCCAACCTACTCTTACGAACAATATTACCAAGCCATAAGGCGGTTCTGGAGGTTCGGGCAGAAAAGAGAAGTGATTGTTGATTTAATTTTATCAGATGGGCAAACCCGAATAATGGAAAGCCTGATGATAAAAAAAGATAAAGCGATTCAGATGTTTGAAAATTTAACAACACAAGTAAATTCAGATTTCAGAATAGATAAAAAAGAGTTTAATAAAAAAATCAAATTACCTAAATTTTTAAACTAAAACAGCTATGATAAAAGAGCAATTAATTACAGAAAATTATGCACTATACAATTCAGATTGTATGTACGTGCTGCCGACCTTGCCGGATGCAAGTGTGGATTTATCTATTTACTCCCCTCCATTTGCGGGGCTGTACAATTATTCGAGTTCTGAAAATGATTTTTCAAACTGCGAAAGCAAAGAACAATTTTTACAGCAATACGATTTCCTGATTGCTGAAATGTCGCGCGTAACAAAACCAGGAAGGATAAACGCGGTTCATTGTACCGATATTCACGACAACAAAAGTTACCTTTGGGATTTTCCACACGAAATAATTAAACTGCACGAAAAACATGGTTTTCATTATCGCAACCGTATAACCATTTGGAAAGAACCTTTGAAAGTTCGGATGCGTACAATGGTACAATCATTAATGCACAAATTTATAGTTGAGGACACAACAAGATGTTTTACAGCAATGCCGGACTATGTTTTAATATTCACCAAGAACGGAGAAAATACCGTTCCTGTAACACACCTATTCGGGTTAAATGATTATTTTGGCGAAACTCCATTTTTGCCTGCGCATATTGAAACCTACGGTAACTATTCAGACTTTAAAAAGAAATGGCAAAATTTTGATGGAGATCCCAAAGAAAATAAAATGTCACACCTGATCTGGCAGAGATACGCCTCAAGCGTTTGGGATGATGTCCGAATTGATAATGTTTTACCGTTCAAAGAAAGCCGCGAAGAGGATGACGAAAAGCACGTACACCCATTGCAGTTAGATGTTATTGATCGCTTAGTAGAACTTTACAGCAATCCGAATGAACTCGTTTTTACCCCATTTATGGGAGTTGGTTCGGAAGTTTTTAGTCCGGTCTCAATGGGTAGAAAAGCAATCGGGATAGAATTAAAAGATTCTTATTACAAACAAGCTATTATGAATATGGGCGAAGCGAAAGCAAGGTTCAAAAAAGCAACACAGGAAGAATTAACATTTGAACAATGAACCATCCGGAATCAATCCTTCAAATTTCCTGTGTCCGATGGTTTCGTTATCAGCATCCCGAAAAGATATTGTTTTCAATCCCAAATGGCGGAAAACGCAATGCACGCGAAGCCGCCCGATTAAAAATCGAAGGAGTTTTAGCCGGAGTATGGGATTTACTTTTGATGGAACCAAATAAAGAGTTTTCGGGCTTATGGTTAGAATGTAAATCAGGCAAAAACGGATTAACCGAAAACCAAATAACCTTCCGCTTAAAAGCAATCTCACGCGGATATGATTGCAAAATATTCAGGAGCTTCGATGAGTTTGAAAAAATTGTAACAGATTATTTAAAATGACTACCAGAGAAATAGAAAATAAAGCCGAACAGTTTTTTGCTAAAAATTATCCGTTAATTCAATTTCCGGTAGATTGTGATGAAATTGATTATTTCCAAATGATTGAATTTATTGAGTGGCTTGTTAAAAAAAGGTATTTGCCATGTAAACATAAATGGGTGCGCACTACTCGAAATTACAAGCATGTTCATAAATGTTATTTATGTGGGGAATTTAAAGATTCAAATTAATTTATACATTTGTAAATCTAAACACATGAAAAAGTTAATTTATTTATTCGCGATTGTGTTATTTGTTTCATGCTCAAAGGATGAACAACCTGTTATTGCTTCAAAAATACCAAGTACAATTTATGGAACGTACGCAGTTGATAAAAGCATGATTGGATTAAATCATCATTCCGATCCTGATTGGGAGATTATTCATTACACCAATACCGAAGTGAAGATTATTGAAAAAACACTTAATTTTGATACGCTTGTTATGAAAGTGAACGGTTCAAAACTGTCTTTTGAAAAACAAACATTCCATCATGGTAAATCCTGGACAGTAACAGGAAATGGAACCTATACAGAGCCGATAATGAATCTTGTGATGTCTTATGACTACGGTTCTGATGTTTATAATTATACGGTGGTGGCTACAAAAAAGTAAAAGTATGATTATTCCTGATTATATTATTCAAGAAACCGCGATTAAATTAGATGTCAATAGGTTGGATATTGAAATTGAGCGCAGTTTAAATGATGGGCAACAATACCAATTCAAATTAAGTTGCGGAAACGATGTCAATATTTACAAGAAGAAAGACGGGAAAATTATTTTTGTTATTACAGGAAATAATAATAGTAAAATAAAAAAACTTTTCTCTTAAACCATTGATTGTAAAATAGATTAGTTTAGAATGTCAAAACTCAAAGGCACTCCAAAAACAGGGGGAAGGCAAAAAGGTAGCGTAAACAAAGTTACCAAAGACATTAAAACCGCGTTTAAATCAATTATAGACGGCAATCTCGATAATGTTGATACTTGGTTACAAAGAACAGCTAAAACAAACCCTGCGCAAGCCGTAAGCCTCTTAATCCAATTATCTGAATACATATTACCCAAACTTGCACGAACCGAAGTAAAGCAAGAAGGGGACGCTAAAATGATAATAACGGTTGTACGTGAGTGAAACAATTAATGTTCAGGTCAAGCTGCGGAAACTTCACCCATCACAGGATGAAATCATTCACAACCGTAAAAGGTTCAATGTCATTAAGTGCGGAAGGCGGTTCGGTAAAACAGAATTAAGTCAGGAGTTAATAAGTGAAACAGTTTTGGCGGATGGGGTTGTAGGGGTTTTTACTCCGACTTACAAAGATTTATATGAGGTTTGGCAACATTGTAAGTTTATTTTCCATGATATTTTAGAAGCTAAAGACGAAGGGGTAAAACAAATGAGATTCGTAACCGGTGGCAAAGCAGATTTTTGGAGCATGGAAGATCCCGATTCAGGCAGGGGGCGAAAATACCATCGGGCAATCATTGACGAATGCGAAAAGGCGGGTAAGTTTCAACAGGCATGGGAACAAACCATCAGACCGACATTAACCGATTATAAAGGGGATGCGTATCTTTTCAGCACCCCAAAAATAGGGATAACTTACTTCAAAGAAATTGCTAAACATGAATTAACCCATCCTGATTGGAAAACATTCATCTACCCTACTCACGCAAACCCTTACATTGACAAATCTGAAATAGAAAGCGCAAGAATGCTACTGCCTGATGCGATATTCAGAAGCGAGTACCTGGCAGATGATGTTGATGTAGTTGCTGAAAATGCTTTCTGCCATTTGTACGATGCAAGTAAACACGAAAACGAAGGCGCAATATTTCATCCTCATAGACAGATAATTATCAGGGTTGATTTTAACCTTAATCCTTTTGCCGTAACTTTCGGGCATTACTGGCAGGATCAAACCGGATTCCATTGGTGGGTATTTGATGAAGCGGAAATAGATAACGGTTCAATTCCTATGATGGCAGATACGATTAAAGCAAAATACGGGCGATGGATTCATGCTGCGGTGCTTACAGGTGATGCAATGGGAAACAGGGGTGATATTAGTCAACGGGATAACGCAACGCTCTATAAACAGCTATTGAGGCTTTTGGGAATGACAGACACGCAGTTAAATGTCAGGTCAAACCCGACACATGAAAACTCGCGTGCAGATGTCAATTATGTTTTAGCAAACTTCCCTGATTACAGGATTAATCCAAAGACTTGCCCGATGTTATGCAGGGATATGAAGGCTGTTCAGTGTAATTCCTATGGGGAGATTATTAAACGCAACCGAAAGGATTTAAGCCAAAGAGCCGACTACCTCGATACAGAACGCTACGGAATCCACAATTATTTACGCCAATGGATTTCAAATCATCAGAACCAAAATATGTTTAAGAAATAAATACTACTTTTGAAAACTAAAATATGATAGACTTTACCTATAAGTTATTAGACCGCACACTTAATTTTATGACATGCCCTATAAAATTATTGTATTTAACAAACAATAAACTCATCAGATCAATTATTGTGCTTCCGATATTAGCATTAACATGCATAACTTTATTTATAGGGCTTCCGTTAATGATTGTACTTTTTTTCTTATCTGAAATTTATAATTTAATAATAGCATGAACTGCGCTTTTGAAAACTAAAAAATAAAATGATGTACCATCTATTTTGTATTGTATTTGTCCTATTTATTTATTTTTTTGTAAAATATCAAAAAGAAAAAAACATTAGTTCTTATCTGGTAGATCAGCTAAATAATAAAACCAGAAAGGTTTTAGAGTTGTACGATGAAATAGGCGAATTAATAAACAAAAAATCATGAACTGCGAAACGTGCCACCAAACAAAACCTATTCCATCATGTATTGATGAAATTGTAATAGGTTATATTACTTTGCTCAATTCGCCTATTATCATTAAACTTTTAAACGCTGCAACAGGGCGCAAAATCCTTTTATCCGAAACATCCGCAGCAGACGGATTAATTACCATTGATACTTCCGATTTAAACTTCATGGAAGGACATTATGTGATCCAGGTTGCATCCGAAAGCGATTACTCAAATGATTTACCGATAACCATTTCGGGGATAGTTGCACCTTGTATTGATTTGATTTTTGAAAACTGTAATGAAGTTATTAATAGCGCAATACTTGAATTGAAAGCATAAGGGGAATGGCTACTTTTGAATGTAATAAAATAAGGTTTCCAAACGATAATGCAGCTCATATACAAATTGATTTTTTAAATAGTCAAAAAATAAAAAATGGCAAACCAATTCAGGAATTATATACATATAAATGCCCTTGCGGTGCTTGGCACATAACGCAAAAAAAGAATAATAAAAACAAAAAAGAAGATAGAACAGAAGCGATCAAGATTCATTATGATCAACTTTTAAATAATAAAACTAAAGAAATAATTAAATTAAGAGAAGAAATAAAAAATTTAAAAGAAATGTTAAACTTAACGCATGCCTGAATTTTCCCTCATAGTTTTCCTGTTTTTATTTAACTCTCTTGAAATATTCGGTTTTCATTATGCCTGTAAGTTTGAACGTGATCCCAGAAATAAAGTATGGGAAGATTCAAAAGAGATTTTATGGTTCGTGAAATTTTATTCAGAAAAATGGTTAGGCGAAAAGTGGAGTAAGCCGGTTTGTAATTGTGTTATTTGCATGGCTTCATTACATTCGCTCATCATCTGGATTCCGATTTACATTTATTTACCGTTCAGCTTTATGTTAATTTATTCCCACATTATTTACGTAACAGCATTGGCGGGGTTTAACAGAATAATCGCAGGGTTAAAAGCATTGGAACTTTAATGGCAGTAAAAACCCTCACCGAAACTCTTCAATCCATCTGGCAGAAAAACCCTGATGAGTTTAAAAGATTCTTTGCATCCAAACAAAGCAATCCTGTTACTCACGCACATTTAGAGAAATGGTTTTTATCAGTTGAAGGAACGCAGTTTTATAAGTTCCCTAAGCATATGAGCTTACCTTTGCCACGTTTGGGGGTGCTGAAAGGTTTTTATACATGGCTATCAGCAGGCATCAGCAATATTGAGTTTGAAAAAGTTATTGATTCAATGGACAAGATTTTAAGCGAAGGGATAGGGCAACCAGGAACAGCAGCCAAACTCGGAGTATTAATTGAGCATCTCAAAGAACGCATGAAACTTGTTTTCCATTCCGAACTATTGATTAATATTGTAGCCGTTCAGGCAATACGCGAAGATGAAACACCGGAGCAATACAATAATCAAATCCATATTGAAAAGGTTAATCAAATGAAAGAGCTGATCGATAAAGAGGGCGCGTACTTTTTTTTTCATCAGACACAATTAACCAATCCGATAGATTTTACTCGGCTTACACAACCCGAATTAACAACATTGTGGCACGAATCACAAGCGATACAGGCAGCGTTGAACCCGATATTGGATTTGTTTCACCCCGAAAAGAAATCATCAAATGGAACAACGATTTCAGCAAACAGTTAATGTTATTAGCAGATGGTAACACAAATGAGTTTCAAACGCTTCAATTATCTTCATGTGAAACATATTTATTGAAACTCGAAAACCATATTGATAAAATTGAATCATTAAAAAAGCAAGTTGAAAACCTAAAGAAAGTAAAATGAAATTAGTTTTAACGTACGGGAACCTTCTTAATTATGACAGGCAAATACAAAACCAGATAAAAAATAATACGGTTTGCTCTTTTTTTAATAGGTCAAAGATTAAACAATTCTACGATGACTACGATCTTCGGATAGAAACCGCTAAAAGAGAAACATTGGAATGTAATTTAAAGTTCTTAGAGTTCGATGAAAATAAAAAGGTTATTACCGATAATGGCATCCCGAAAGTCAAAGAAGGTTTTACGCTTGAGCAATACAATGAAGAGTTGAATAAAATTTTATTAAGGGAAGTTTTAATGTAATTCTTTTTTTACTTTTACAAAATATTTGGTAGGCGGGAAGAGCCTTAGACAATCTCCCAAAGATTCTTTTAAAATGCTTTCCTACCAATGGCAGAAGTAACAATAATAACAAGGTATTTAGCTGATAAAACCGATTTACAGGCAAAGGTAGATCAGATAATAATTCAGCAGAAGAAACTTGCCGAAGGGCAGAAAGTAATTGCCACAGATCAGCAAAAGGCGAATGTCGCGTTAAAAGCATCCGCAGACGCACGTAAGAAACTTTTACAGGAAGAGATTGTAGTTTTAAAACAATTACAAGTTCAAAGTAAGTTAGCTTTTACCGTACCTGAAATAAAGGATTTCAATAATAAAATAGCTGAAAGCAAAAGAAACATTGCATTATTAAAAGGCGAAGTAGGTCAAACGGGCGGAATATTTGATAACCTTAAATCACAACTCGCTGGAGTAGGTACATCAATAATAGCGGCTTTTTCTATTGGTGCAATAGTAAACTTTGGCAAAGCCTCATTAGAGGCATTTTTTGAAGCTGAAAAATCCGCCAAACTTTTAGAAGTTGCTATTAAAAATGTAGGTGGCGGAGATGATTCAGCAGTTGGAAGATTTATTGACCAATCAAAAGAACTTCAAAAAGTCACTATCTTTTCAGATGAGCAAATACAAAACGCTCAAACATTAGCTTTTCAATTCGGGCTTACTCAAAAGCAGGTTGAGGACTTAATACCTGTTATTGCCGACTTCGCAAGCGCAACAGGGCAAGACTTACAAACCGCTTTAGAATCTGTTTTACGTGGTACAGAAGGGCAGGCAAGAGGATTAAAAGTTTATGGTATTGAAGTAAAAAACACCGGAGATCGCACAAAAGACTTAGCGCAAATAACTGATCAGCTTACTGCAAAGTTTCAGGGACAAGCCGAAGTAATTGGCAATACCGCAACCGGAGCGATTGCAAAATTCAATAATCAGTTAGATGATTTACAGGAAAAAATAGGTGCGGCTATTACCCGAAATTTATTAGCCCCGTTAGTAGATGGTTTATCAAGCCTTGTAAATACTTTCGATGAATTAAGTAACACCGATTTAGAGAATGTTACAAAACAACTTGACGAACAGGCGAAAGCAACGGCAAATCTTACCGAAAACATTTCTCCATTACTTGACCGTTATGATGAATTAAACTCCAAAACAACATTAAGCGCAGACGAGCAGAAAGAACTTGAACAGATAATTATTCAGGTGGGGGATGCGTTACCGGAAACAATAACCGGATTTGATCAGTATGGCAAAGCGTTAGACATTTCTTCCAAAGCTGCAAGGGATGCAATACAGGCGCAAAAAGATTTAACCGCTTCGCTTAATGAACAGAAAATACTTGAAACTCAAAAACAATTCGATCAATTAAGTTTAAGGCTAAAGTCTTTAGTTGCCGACTTAAACTCAGGAACAACATCCGTTCAGCAGTTAGGAACTTCATTGGCAAGCACAGGCGCAACATCGGTAAGAGTTAAGTTGTTGCCTGCTGATATAGCAGAGTTTAAAAAAGAAGCTGATTTACTTGCTGCCAAAGTAAGGGGATTAGAATTACAATTAAAATCTTTAAGGGGTGAACCATTAACCGTTACAACCGAAGCGAGAACAGCGCAGGATATTAACAACCTCGAAAAGTTAGAGCAAAAATTAGCGGCACTGCAACTTGAATTAAAACAACTTCCATTAACTGAATTTGGGGTCGCGATTGATCCGGCACAAAAGGATAAGATTTTAAAAGAGATTGCCGATACTCAAAAATTAATTGATGAAATTACAGGTAAAGCTCAGGAAGAGAGAAATAAAAAAGCGCAGGAGCAAGCGGATAAACTTTTAAAGATTGAGCAGGATAATTCAGAAAAACTTTTACAATTACGAATTAAATCCGCAGAAGATTTAGCAGCAATTCAGGCGGTTGATGATCCGATTGCGAAACTCGATGCTGAATTTGATAAACAGTTACAAAATGCAGTAAGGGTATTTAATCTTACAAGCAAATCTGTACAGGATCGGGCAAACCTTAAAGAAACACTTTCAAATATTGAAATAGGCTTTGAAAAGTTAATAAGCGATGCAACAATTAAGATTGCCGAAGATACTGCCAAGAAGTTAAAAGAAATTAATGAAACAAATGCCAAAGAGGACTTAGATAATACTCTTGCTTCGATTGATTTAGTTGCAGCACAGCAAAAATTAAGACTAACCGAAGCATTTAAACAAAGGGAAGATTTCAGCAAAGAGGCAGCCGCTAAACTTGCACAGGAAATCGCAGCCGTTGAAATTCAGGCGGAAATAGTTAAAAACCAGGAAATAATTAAATCGAATGCTACATCAGCAGCGCAAAAAATTCAGGCGCAGCAAAAGATTATTGATTTAATTATTAAGGGCGAAACGGAGCTTACGCAAGATACGCAAGAGCAAAACGAATTAAGAGTACAGAGCTATGTTACCGCCTTCAATCAAATTACCGATGTAATTACCGCAGCACTTTCATCATTCTCTACATTAACAAGGGCTAATACGGATCAGCAGATTGAACAACTGCAAGAAATTTCAAACGCTCAGCTCGAAGCCATTGATGCCGAAGAAGAAAGATTACAGCAGAGTAGAGATAGCCGATTGATAAGTGAAAAGAGTTATGAAGATCAGAGCGCACAAATCAAACAGAAAAGGATTGTAGCTGAAAAGAAACTTGAAGCTGAAACCAAAGAAATAAAAAGAAAACAGGCTTTATTAGATAGGGAAATAGCAATAGCAAACATTCTTTTAAATACTGCCAGAGCGATTGTTGCAGCATTGCCAAATATACCTTTATCCATAGTAGTGGGTGCAATAGGGGCGATAGAATTAGCAACAGCAATCGCAGTGCCGTTACCGAAATTCAAAGAAGGAACTAAAGGAAAACGCGATTCAGGATTAGCAGTTGTAGGTGAAGCGGGGCAGGAAATTATTAATCTTCCCGAAGGTTCGCAAGTTTTGCCGAATACAAAATACCGCCAAAACCGTAAATTTATTTCTGCGATGTTTGATGATGAATTAGATTCGTTAATTCACAAAGAATATATTTTACCCGCAATCACAAAAGAGCGCAGGGAAATTATTAACACCTACACAACCGAAAAGCTGAAAGAGTTTACAAATTATGATTTCATTACTAAGCAAGTTCAGATCGCTCCGATCCTGATTGAAAAACGTACAGAGGTTGAAACTCAAAAAGAGCAACAGTTTTTTAAAAACATTGTAAGTTCAGTTATTAATAATAACATTACCAAAACCGATAAATCCGAATTTATGACAAAGGAAGATTATATTAATGCAGAGCGGTACGGATTAAGAGGGCAGAAAATGGCTTATGCTGATTATCTTGCTGAAAAGATTGCAGAGAAAATGAGTAATGATCCGAGAAGAAATTAAATGGCTTATTCCATAACCGATTTTTCAGCAACTCAAATCCTCGTTGATAACAGCGGGGTTCTTTTGTATTATATTGATAAAAGTAATTTACGGGTAAGTTATGTTGAACCAATTTGTACTTTAAACTGGCATCTTTATGAATTAGGATACACTACTAAAAAGCTCGATATTGATTTTAATGATGTAACCACTCCCGTAGTTGCAAGCGCAGCAGCTTTAACGGCAGCTATTCAGGCAATGATTGACGGAGCGGGTGGGAGTGGTACGGTAACAAGTGTAGGAACAGGAACAGGATTAACAGGCGGTCCGATAACAACATCTGGAACAGTATCATTAAACACCAAACTCGCTCCCGCAGATTCATTAACAGGAAACTCCTTAAAAGTTTTAAGGGTAAACTTAGGGGAAACAGCGGTTGAATATGCAACACCCGCAGTTGGAACGGTAACATCAGTATCAGGGACAACCAATAGGGTAACCTCAACAGGTGGGGCAACACCTGTAATTGATATATCAGCAACATTTGAGGCTTTATTAGGGAAAGTAGCCAGTCCGTTATCTCAATTTGCAAGTACTTCCAGCTTGCAATTAAGGGGGGTTTTAAGTGACGAAAACGGAACAGGGGTGGCTTTATTTGATAGCTGCACATCCCCTACGTTTATTACTCCAATATTAGGAACACCAACAAGCGGAACATTAACAAATTGCGCAGGGCTTCCAATGGCTGGAGTTGTTGATTTAGCAACTGCTTGGACTGATTACACAGGCACCTCAACAGTAGTAGGATGGTCATCTTTTACTACTAAACAAATATGGTACAAGATTATTGGCAAAACAATGATTATAAGATACCATCTTGCAGGAACAAGTGATAGTACAACCACTACATTTACATTTCCCGCAACTTCAATATCGGATAGTTCACAGTTTGTAGTTACTTCAGCAGTAGACAGCGGAGCTGCCGCAGTAGCTGGATTAACAAGAGTTGATCCAGCTACATCGGTTGTAATATTAAGAAGGACCGTAAACGGAGCAACTTACACCGCATCAGGAACAAAAGTTGCAATTGGTACAATTACACTTGAAATACAGTAAGATTAACTAATGGCAATCCTCTACCGATACACGATTGACGGAGTAATAATAACCGAACCTGAAAATATACAGGGTTGGGATAAACTTGTTACAACCATTAAACGTGATTCATCCACATTAAAAGGATTATTAGTAACACAGGATGTTGAACTTGTTTTTGTGGGCAGTATGTTTGATTATTTTAAAAATAAATATTTCAATGAATCCATTTGTCAGGATGTACCCGTTTTGGTTGAACAGTCTTTTGATGAAGGCAATAACTTTACTTTTATTCATAGAGGCAAAGTATTTGTTTCTGATTTAAAAATTGATTTGTTAAAAGGAGTTGTTACAGTAAAAGTTCAGGATGATTCTTTTTACGCTCGTATCAATAACAATAAAAATATTCAAACAAGTATTTTAGCGGGATCAACAAAGAACGGAATAGCAATTCCCGCGTGCAATTTTTATAAGACATCTATGTTTGTTCCTGCAACGGGAGTATTAGTTCCTGATGGTACACCCGCAGGCACACGCAACGCCTTTAAGGTAATTGACGTAATGCGATACCTTGTAAGATTCATGTCTGATAATGAAGTGGAATTTGAATCTGATTTTTTAGACGATGATTTGCAATTAATGATAACACAGGGGTTTTCAATTCGTGTTGATGGTATTGTTACTCCGATGTGGGAAGTTTCATATCAGCAAATGTTTGATAACATTCGCAAGTGCAGGGATATAGGGTGGACTATTGAATATCCTACCGACACAACTACAAAGCCTGTTTTAAGATTGGAATTAAAATCTTATTTCTTTACTGAAACAGATTCTCTGATTTTTGCCGATCCTGAAAAGATAAAAACATCCGTAAAGACCGATGAAATTTATGCAGTAATTCGGGCGGGTTCACAAATCATTGCAGATTTTCCATATTGCCAATATCCCGAAGACATCAGATTTAACGGCTTCAAAGAAGAAACATTTTACCCATTAGGACAATGTAATTTAGATGCTGAATTAAATTTAGTAAAAAGTTTTGTTGTCAGTTCAAATGCCATTGAAGATGCTTTAGTTCATGGTTCTGATTCTTATGATGATGATTTATTTTTAATCCATGTTGAAAATATTGATGATGGAGCGCAAACAGCGGATGCAGTAGGTTCAAATCCTTTTGGCACAACACCCCCTCAATTCTATAACATGGAATTGATAAACTCTAATGTACTCGAATCTTTTTACGGAACTATTCAGGGCGGTTTGGTTGCAGGGTTTATTAATTTCAGCACAAATGATTTTCTTGCTACAAAAACAGTTGAAGAAGTTTATGGAGATGATACCGTACCTGCAATCCCACTTGATCCAGGTTTATTAATTGTTGATCCGATTTCATTTCAAACCGAAGTTGATCCTGGCGGGAATTTTAATTTAGGAACTAATGAATATACCGCACCACAAGACGGATTTTATACCTTCAATCTTTATATTCTCGCAGTAGTGCAAGGTTACATTAGCGGCAATGCAGTACAGGCGCAATTCGGATTTAATGTAAACGGCACTCAAACATTTGTAGGTTCGCCTGTTAATTATGCAGACGGCACTTATCCTATAACCGCGACAATCAATGTATTTTTAAATTCAGGAGATACCATTGCGCCAATAGTTAGTTTAGCATCATTTGGAATTTTCAATACAGCTTTACACCAAAGATTCAGAATGAAAGCGGATAGTAAATTTAGTTGCACATCCTCACCCGACACAGGTGGGATAGTTGCAGAATACAATGCAGCAGATTTGAGAAACATATTACTCGAATTTGAATATCCTATTTCAGCAACTGATTTCCAAACACTATTACAAAACACCCGATCAAAATTCAAAGTAGAATTATCGGTTATTAACGAAAACTATTTCGGATGGATTGAGCAGGTAACTTACAATCATAAAACCACAAATGCGAAAGTAATTTTAAAGGCTTCGATTAACTCAATAGGCGGCACATTAGAACAATCTGATTTTAGTTACGGATACCGCTTTACGTTTGATATGTTGGATGCAGCAGATACCATTGATTCATTCACTTATAATTCAGGCGGAAGCACCACAGCGTGCGCGGCAATACCTTTGAACGATTCAGCCGCAGCGATATTATTAGCAATAGAAACTTGTTTAGGCGCAAGCGGAATTACTTTTGATTCTGTTACTGTTAATAAAACACAATTAATCGGGGCTTTATATTCATTCATAATAACTATTTTTAACCCCGATACTGATATTACTATAATTGACATTTCAGGAACTACTTATAATTCAGTTGTAACTTACGTATAAATGCCATTAACAGCCATACCATATCAACCTCTCGGATTTAACCCCGTACGTCCTACGGATTGTTTTTCATGTGATGAACGGGAATATTGTTTGCCGTATAAAGACGGGGACGATGTGATGGCTCAATTTAAGCAAACCCCCTGCGATCCTTCCATAACATGCGATCAGGACTTTTCAAGTTTAACGGCAGGGGATGAGGTTTTACCTGATGGAAATTTTAATGCGGTTGAAGCGGAATTAGTTACTAACGGAACATTTACAGGCAATGCAAACGGATGGGTTTTAGGTGCAAATTGGGCTTATAATTCTAATAATATCAGGCATACCGCAGGAGCAACAGCCGACCCTACACAACTACTCGGAGTGATTTTAGTGACCGACGCAATTTATGAGATTACTTATACGGTATCGAATAGAACAGCAGGAACAATTACTCCTTACTTATCCATTTCAGGCACACCAGGCAGCGCGATAGTAGGAACAGCCAGATCAACCAATGCAACATTTACCGATTACATAAAAGTAACAGCGGGGCGCAATCAGGTAGGGTTTAATCCTTCATCTGCTTTTGATGGAGATATTGATTCTGTTTCTGTAAAACGAATTGCAGCTTCATGGGATTTTGGCTCTGCGGGAGTAACAAACGGCTTTCATTTAAACTCATTAGGACAAGCTAATGCGTGTGCGGATGGTTCAATATTAACCGCAGCCGGAGTGCTTGCGCCATTAACAAATTATGTAATTGAAATTACTTTTATCGCAGGAGTTACAGGGGATCTGATTTTAGACTTTGGCGGTAACACAACAGCGATTTCAGCAGTAGCCGGAGTATTTTCTACGACAATGACATCAGGAACCGGAACAGACTTTACTATTGAGGTTGTGCCTGGTTCAGGTTATTGCGGCTCGATAAGTTTAATTTCCATTGAAGAGGTGGCAGATGATTGTTGGGATTTCGATGTAGCTTTATGGACTATCACACCAGGCGCACTATGTAAAACCCCTGGAACTTCAGACACATTAACTAATTCCGCACCTCTTTTAATTGGTGAAAGATACCAGATTAAAGTAACCGTTACAGGCAGCACAGCCGGATTTATTTCTTTAAATGTTGCTGGAATCTCGGGCGGTCAATTATCTGGCAATGGAACTTTCACGCAATATTTCACACCCGCAGCAACATCTGTTTTATCAATCTTTGCTTCTGCTTTATTTGACGGTTGTATTTCCAATGTTGAAATATTTACTTTACGAAATAATTACATTTTTGAATTAAGGGACAGGTCAGGAACTTTAATTTCTACTTTATCCGATCATGACGGAAACCAATATGGAAGAGTAATTTATTCAGAAGATTTTGTTACGCTTTCTTTTAAGTTCGATACAAC